GATGGGCTACCTCGAGAGCATGATGCCGGCCGAGAAGGCCGAGGACAAGCCGGAGGAGGAGATGGCCAAGGCCGCCGATCCCGCCGTCGTCAAGGCGCGCGAGGAGATCGCCAAGCTCCGCGCCGACCTCGCCGAGATGCGCGAGCGCGAGGAGATCCGCAAGTACCGCGACGAGCTGGCGCACCTCGGTCCGATGCCGCACCTGGACGCCGACGCCGCGGTCAAGGTGCTCCGCGCCGCGGACGCGCACCTGGACGCCGCCACCGCCGGCGCGCTCCGGAAGGCGCTCGGCACCACCGCCGAGATCGCCAAGCGGGGCGAACTGCTCGGCGCCGAGGTCGGGTCGGTCGCCAAGGGCGCCGACAAGGGCGCGGCGCTCGAGGCCGCAGCCGCCGAGATCCGCAAGTCCAACCCCAACCTGTCGCGCGAGCAGAGCATCGCGCGCGCGCTCCGCGACGATCCGTCGCTTTACGAGGCCTGATCATGCCGGCACACGAGATTCCGACCCTCGTCAAGACGTTCCTCGCGGCGGGCGACCTGTCCGCGGCGCAGTACAAGATCATGAAGCTCAGCGCCGACAACACGGTGACCACCTGCACCGGCGCCACCGACCTGCCGATCGGCATCCTCCAGAACGCGCCCGACGCGGCCGGCAAGCCGGCGATCGTGATGATCGTCGGCATCTCGACGGTCTCGGCGGACGCGGCGCTGGCCGTCGGTGCGCAGTACGGCACGAGCGCGGACGGCCAGGCCGACGCGAAGACGGTCGGCACCGACACCACCGAGTACGTCATCGGGCAGGTGCTGCAGGCGAGCACCGCCGCGGCGGACCACATCTCCTGCACCGTCAACTGCCTCAACCCGCACCGGGCGGCCTGAGAGGATCTGAACCATGCCCACTCGCGATTCCGTCCATGTCGATACCCCGCTGACGAACATCTCGATCGCCCACTTCCAGGACGCTCTGATGTTCGCGGCCAACCGCGTGCCGGGCGTCTCCGTGCCGAAGCAGTCCGACAAGTACTTCGTGTACAACAAGTCGGACCTCCTCCGGGACGAGATGCAGGAGCGTGCGGCCGGATCCGAGAGCGTGCGGACCAACTACCGCATGTCGACGGACTCCTACTTCTGCGACCGCTTCTCCCTGTCGATCCCGGTGACCGACGACGAGATCGCGGACGCGGACTCGCCGCTGGCGCCCCTTGCGGACGCGGCCGAGGTGCTGACTCAGAAGGCCCTGATCAAGCACGAGGTCAAGATGGCGGCCACCGTCATGGCTGCGGCCTCGTGGGGCTCGAACACGGCGGCGCTCTCGGGCACCGACCGTTTCGACGACTACACGTCCAGCGACCCGATCGACAAGGTGGCGGACGCCATGCGGACCATCCAGCCCGCCGGCATGATCCCCAACACGATCATCACCAACTGGAAGGTCTTCAGCGTGCTGAGGGACCACCCGGACGTCATCGCGCGCCTGCGTGACGGCGGGACCGACCCCAAGGTCGCCAACCAGAACGACCTGGCGCGGATCTTCGGGGTCAACCAGTTCCTGGTCGCGGGCGGCGTCTACAACAGCGCCGTCGGCGGCGCGACGGCGGTCTACTCGAACATCGTCGCCAACTCGCTGCTCGTCTGCTACCTGGACCCGGGCGCGTCGCTCAAGAAGCCGTCGGCGTTCAAGCGGTTCGACTACCGCCGGTTCGGCCTGTCGCAGATCAAGCGGTGGCGCGAGGAGTCGCGCGAGGCCGAGATCGTCGAGATCAACTGCGCCTTCGACTACAAGATCACCGGGGCGGAGCTCGGCTACCTCTACACCACGGTGGTGTCGTGATCGCGGTCGTCTGCCAGAAGCTCCGCGTGGGCGATCAGAAGCTCCGCGTGGGCGAGGTGGTCGACGCGAGCGGATGGGCGCGCCGCGAGGATCTCGTGGTCCGGCGGTACATCCGCGAGGCGTCGCCGTCGGAGATCGAGTCGTACGAGTCGCGGCGCCCCAAGGCGCGCAAGGGAGGCTGAGATGCCGGAGCGGATCACCAGAGGCAAGGCGCTGATCGGCACCGCGTCGGTCACCGCGCTCGAGATCGGCGGGACCGCGGTCACCTCGACGGCTGCCGAGATCAATCAGGTCGCGGACCTGTCGGCGCGCGGCGCGCTCGTGAGGTGCGCGACGGCCTCGATCTCGTCCGCGCCGACGGGATCGGAGCAGGACGCCGGCATCGACCTGCCGGCCAAGGCGGTGGTGCTGGACGTGCTCGTCGACGTCACGGCGGCCGAGGTCACCGGCGGCACGAAGACCATGAACGTCGGGCTGCTCAGCTCGGAGTCGGGCGGCGACGCGGACGGCTTCCTGGTCGGCGTGTCGTGCGCGAGCACCGGGCTCAAGCGGGGCGTGGCGACGGTCACGGCCGGCGGGTCGGAGACGTACTTCTCGGCGACCACGCGGGGCGCACTGCTGGGCTCGTTCGTGGCGGGCTCGGACTCGGCCGGCGACGTCGGCACCGTGTACGAGCGGCCGCACCTCAGCGACTCGGTGACCGCGAAGAGCATCTCGTACACCGCCGGCGACTCCGACTGGGTGGAGTTCCGCGGGACCATCGTGGTCCTCTACGTCGAGGTGGCCTAGCCATGGGCGTCCTGGTCGCGAGCAGCACGCAGACGGCGACGGGGACCGCTGCGATCTCGCTCTCCGAGAACGTGATCGCGCGGACCCGCGCGGCCGTGTTCGTGCTGGACGTGACCGCGGCGGCGACCGACGGCGGCGACACGCTGGACGTCTGGCTCCAGCACTCGGTGGACGGCACGAGCTGGGACGACTTCGTGCGGTTCACCCAGGTGACCGGCAACGGCGGCGCGGTCCAGATTCAGGCTCGGTGGGTCCGGGACGTGGCCCCGGACGTCGAGCAGGGCGCGCACAACGGCAAGGTCATCGCGGCCGGGGTCACGCAGGGGCCGGTCGGTCACCAGTGGCGCGCCGCGTGGACGATCGCGGACGCCGGCACCGACAACGCCTCGTTCACCTTCAGCATCTCCGCCAACCTGAGCAACTGAGAGGAGGCCCACCGTGGCGTTCACGTACCCACTGAACGACCGGGCCTCGACTGCCACCGAGTCCGACCTCACCCTTGATCGCCAGCAGGTGCGGCTCCGCATCGGCGACTACGATGCCAACCGCCCGCTCTGGTCGGACGCGCAGATCGATGCGGCGCTGATGGCCAAGGGCTCGGTGGTCGGCGCCTGCCTGTTCCTGTGCCGTGCGCGGCTCGCGCTGATCACGCGGGACGCGGGCTCGGTGAACGCGGCCGGCATCTCGACGTCTCGCGAGGAGGCCGACGCGCTCCGGCAGGTGATCGCGGACCTCCAGATGGACGCGGTGGCGGGCGTTGGGCTGTACGCTGGCGGCGCGCTGCTGACCGACCGCGAGACGGACGAGGCCGACACGAGCCTCGAGCAACCGCGCGCCAACGTGCGGCGCTGGAATCGCGAGGTCATCGAGTGATCCGCGTCGAGGCCAAGATCGGCGAGATCAACGCGCTTCTCGCGCGGGTGTCCGGCGCGACGCCGGCGGCGCTCGCCGTCGGTGCGCTCCGCGGGGCGCAGCACGTCGCGGGCGAGATCCGGTCGACCCTGTTCGACGTCGTGCGCGGGTCGAGCCAGAGTCCGTTGACCGGCCGGCTCGCCCGGTCGTGGCGCGAGCGTCTCGTGGTCGCCGAGGACCAGCAGGCGACGGCGGAGGCGTATTCGGATCTGGCGTACGCCCGGATCCAGGACGAGGGCGGCACGATCACGCCGCGCGTGCGCAAGTACCTCGCGATCCCGCTCGTGCGACTGCCGGTCGGCAAGTGGCCGCGCGACTGGCCCGCTGGGGCGCTCTCGTTCGTCCCGACGCGCCGGGGCGGGGTGCTGGTGCGGCGCGCGAAGAGGGGCCGCGGCGAGGCCGTCTACGCGCTCGTGCGCTCGGTGCGCATCCCTGCCAAGCGGTACGTCGAGACGGCGGTCCGCAAGGCCGAGCCGGAGATCCCGGCGATCATGGACGCCGCGATTCAGGGTGAGCTCGCGCGCGGGGGCGTCCGATGAGCGCCCCCAAGTCCGGGCTGATCGTCGCCGACATCGTGTCGGCGCTCGCGGCCATCACCACCGGCAACGGCTACAACCACACGCTCGCGGGCGTGGACGGCTACGTGCGCGAGGCCCGCCACCTCGGGTCCGGCGAGCTGCCTCGCTGCATGGTCGCGGTGTCGCCGGCGCCGACCGCGACTCAACACCAGATGTTCGGGCTGATGACGGAGACGATGCGGGTCTCGATCATCGGCGTCGCACTCGCCAGCTCGATCGCGACGCGCTACGACACCGCGGCCAAGCTCGACGACGACATCACCGCGGCGGTCCTCGCCGACCCTCGGCGCGGCGGCAACGCCGTTTCGACCACGGTGACCGAGACGCAGGACGATCAAGCCCTGCCCGAGATCGATGCGACGGGCGCGCGGGTGTGCGTCGTCAAGACCTTCGAGATCCGGTACGACCGGACGAGCGGCCTCACGGCCGCGTAGGAGCAGCACATGGGACTTCTGCAGGATCACGCACTCGGACGCGACGGCCAGTTCTACAGCGTCGTGGAGTCGACCAAGGGCACGTTCGTCCGGCCGATCGCGGCGCACGCGGCTCGCATGCTCTCGGTCGAGCTCCCAGCGGCGATCGGGCAGGAGCGGATCGCGCGCCGCGACCACCGCGCCGGCCGGGCTGACGTCGAGCGCATCGCGAGCAAGGAGCTGCTCCCTTGGTCGGTGACCGGCTACATGATCCCGTCCGGGGTCGCGGGCACGGCGCCCGACGCGGACCCGCTCCTCGAGGCGCTGTTCGGCGTCGGCGGCGCGAGCGGCTCGACCTACGTCTACAGCCCGAGCGACTCGCAGAGCCCGGTCACCCTGTCGCTGACGCACTGGATGCGCACCTACATGCTGAGCCTCGCGGGCGCGTGGGTGGACGAGGGCATGATCTCCGGCCAGGGCGCGGACCCCATCCGTGTCAAGTTCAGTGGCGGCGCCCTCCACCGCTACCGCACCGGCTCGAGCACCCTGAGCGCGGCGATGTCCTCGTCGGCCAACGCCTACGTGCAGGCCGGCGAGGAGGACACGTTCGACGCCAACGGCATCGTCTCGGTGGGCTCCGACACGAACTCGGGCGCGGGCTACCTGCTCAACTCGGTGGCGTGGACCGCGACGATCACGGTGCTCGACTACACCGCCGGCGGGTCGGACACGATCACGCTCTCGGCTCGGACCGACAAGGGGCTGATCACCTCGACGCTGACCGAGGGCGTCGACTTCTCGGCCGCGACCTCGAACGACGCGACGGCGACCGACATCGCGAGCGCCATCGACGCGCTCGACTACTACTCGGCGAGCGCGGTCGGCGCAGTGGTGACGGTCGTCGCGATCGGCGCGATCAAGTACCTCGCGGCGGCGAGCTCGGACGCGACGGCGTGGACGGCGGCCGACTCCAAGCGGCTCGTGCTGGAGTCGTCGATCAGCGCGTCGAGCGGCGCGACGGTCTACCCCTACGCGCCGACGCCGACCACCGCCGGCGGCGTGATCGCGGGCATCTCGGGGTCCCTGACCCTCGACGGCGTGTCGATGCCGGTGACCGCGTTCGAGGCCGCGATCAAGAACAACATCCGAGTCGAGGATGACCGGGTGTTCTCGGCGCTGCCGACCGACGCGATCAACGGCTACCACGACACCAACGTAAAGCTCTCGCTCCGGCTGCGGCGCGATATGGTGCGCTTCTTGGGCCACAACGCGTGGCGCCCGATGGCCCTGTCGATCGTGATGGGCGACTCGACCACGCCGGGCCACTTCGCCACGTTCTCGGTCCCGCGGCTCGAGATCGCCCGGGTGCCGACCAGCATCCCGGAGTCGGACGAGGTGACCATCGACGTCGAGGGCGTCGGGCTCGCAGCCTCGGCGTCTCCGAGCACCGTCGCCGACAAGGCGTGCTCCCTCACGTACTCCTGAGAGGCGGTCCGAGATGAAACTCAACGTCACCCCGCTCGCGGGGTACTGGTGGCATCCGCAAGAGGGCGAGGCATGGCGCGTCCGCGTCGAGCCGATGACCTCGGGCGAGGCGCAGGCCGTCATGCTGCGCCGCGCGGCCGTGGTCGACGTCGCCGACAAGGTGGCGCAGGCGGAGGCGTACCTGGCGCTCCGGGACGAGGTGATCGCGTCGCGCATCTCGGCCGTCGAGGGCGTCGAGGCCGAGGACGACGGCCAGCCGGTCGCGGTGGCCACGGGCGCGGACCTCGTGCGCGTGCTTCGGGCGGCGCACGGTATGGCCGCGGCGCCGATCCTCGATGCGGTGTTCGCGGAGATCATGCGGGCTGGCGAGGGTCCGTCCCGCCAACCATCCGAGCCGTCGGGCGACTCGTCGCGCTCGGCGGCGGACGCGCGCGGGTAGATCGCTGGGGATGCGGGCGATGCGGGCGCGCCGACCGGACCGGGGCCGAGGTGCCGGAGGCTCGCCTGCGTGCGCTGCGCGGATGCGACGGGGCCGACGCGGCGCCGTCGGTGGACCTGTCGGACCTCGGCGTGACGCGCTGCCCATGGGGCAGTCTGACGGCCTCCGATCACGCGCTGCTCGATACGTGGTCGCGGTGGCGCACTCTGGCGACCTGGCCATGGGGGCAGGACGCGAGCGCGGGGCCTGCGGCGATCGTGGATGCGGTCCTCGAGATCGAGGCGGCATGCCGGCAGGCGCAGGCGGAGCAGGCCGAGGCGCAGGCGTCCGAGCTGTCCTCCGCGTCCCCGACGCGGAGATAGGCGGTTGCCGGGTCGCGCTCGGGCGGTTCATCATGGAGGCGATCGATGGCGACCACCGTTAGCGTCAAGGTGACCGCGACCGACGCGACGGCGCCGGCGTTCGAGTCGGTGCGCCGGTCGGTGACGGCTACGTCGAAGGCGCTGGACGCCGCGAAGACGAGCGCCGGCGGCCTCGCTCGCGCCATGGCGAGCGCGCCGGTGGTCTTCAACCAGTCGCTGGAGCTGTTCAGGAAGTTCCAGGAGGTCGCTCGGTTCGCATTCGAGGCGACGACGGCGCGGGCGCTGCAGTGGCGATCGGCGACGGACGCTCAGGCTCGTGCGATCCGCGCGTTCGTCGGCGATGTGCAACGGCTCCAGGTCGCCCTTGGCAACGTGCTGTTGCCGATCCTTGCAGGCGTGATCCGGGCGATCAGTGGCACGGTCCGCGCTGCTACGCAGTGGATCAATGCGAACCGGGCGCTGGTCGGGTCCGGCATCATCGAGTTCGGGCAGGCCCTAGCGACCACGGTGATCCCGGCGGTCGCCACCGGCATCCTGCTCGCGGTGCAGGCGGTGCAGGGCCTCCGCATGGCGTTCTCGGTGCTCGCGGGCGGCGCGCAAGAGGCGTTCGGCGCCATCCTCCGATCGATCGGCT